TGCTATTAAGGTAGAAGAAGGTATTTACTTTGTTAATGGTTATTTTGTTCGTTGTAATCAAGAACTATTAGTTATTGATGAGTATTATGATAAACCATCTGCAAAAGTTGGTTTTACAATTAAAGAAGAAATTGTTACTCCAGAGGAGGATCCATCATTATATGATAATGCAATAGGATCATCTAACTATACTGCACCTGGTGGACATAGATTAAAAATCTCTTTATCTTTAAAAGAGTTTGCTTTAAATGCAATTACTGATAAGAATTTTATTCAACTTCTTACTGTTTCTAGAGGACAAGTACAAAGTAAAATTTCTACTACAGACTTTAGTGTTTTAGAACAAACTCTAGCACGTAGAACATTTGATGAATCTGGTAATTACGTTGTTGATAACTTTTCAATTGATGTTAGAGAATGGGCACAGAAAGATAGCAACAAAGGTTTGTATGGTGTAGATGAATTTGGTTTTTATAATGGATATAATGCTTCTGATGCAGCTAAGAAAATGGTTGCAAGTATTGGTCCTGGTAAAGCATATATTAAGGGTTATGAGATTGTTAACAAAGAAACCAAGTATCTAGAAATTAATAAAGCTAGAGAAAGTCTTTCCTCTGATAATGTAACTCTTAAAATAAGAGGTCTTCCTTCTTACAGTATTACTAATGTGTATGGTAGTGTTCCTTTGAATAAAGAAGGATCTGAGCTAACTGCATATCCTGATGTATTTTTATATTCTACATTTAATGATGGATCTATTGGGCAGAATGATACAGAACTTTCAACAGATCATAGACAGACAATCAGTAGAAGAGGAAAATTCTTCTCTGCAGACGATGCTATTAAAACTATTACTATACAAGTTTCACATCCAACTGCTCAAATTGGAACTGTAACAGATGCATCATTCCAATCTACATACGGTGAATTATATTTCATTAAAACAAAGAAGGATAATTCAGTTACTGCTATTGGATCTTTCAAAACTCTTTCATATGCTACTACAAATAAACCACTTATCAATCCAGCTGAATCAGTTCAATTTTTAGAGCTAACTGTATTTGGTCGTAAGGATGATTTAGATTTATTATTAGTTGAATATGATGTTCAATCTGATGAGTTTCTTAGAAGAATTTATTTAAGTGAAGCTGATGCTGCATCAGAAGGAACTGAGTTTGGACATATTGTAGATTATCAAAGTGTTATTACTCCCATTATTGGTAAAGCAAAACCAAATAACTTCTTCTTGAAGCAAAGAGGTTCTGGATTTAACGGAGATTCAGATATTGTTCTCTCTAGAGGTCGTCTTGCTGCAGGAACCAGTGCATACAATACAACATTTGGATTGTCTTATTTTGATCCTCAGTTCTTTACTAAAATTATTTTAGAAAATACTCCTAGTAGAGTAGCAGATGAGAAAGCATTCGATGAAGGTAAATATGTCTTTGGTGTAGAAAGTGGAGCATATGGTGTTGTAGAAGGAACTGCATCTGGTGTATACAGTACAGGAAATATTTTATTTGTTACAACATTATCTGGTAAGTTTTTATCTGGAGAAACAATAAGAGATGAAGGTGGTACTACTGTAAGAATTGCTAAAGATAATACCATCTCTCATTTTGTTATACAGAAGAGAGGACTTGGATATGCTGATGGGGTTACACTTTTAATTAATGGATTGGAATATGATAACTCTAAAATTGAATTAGAAAAGAGTGAGACAGGAGAAGTTTATAAAGCATCAGTTGTTAATAGATCTTCTGTTAATGTAGTATATGCACAACCACCTGCTGTAACAGCTAAGAATCCAGATGGAGCTGCAACTCCTAGTAGTGCTGCAGCTATTGTTCCTATTTTGTTTAGAAACACAGTTACTACTTACACTCCACAGAATGTCAAGTCTCTTGGTTGTTCTTATGGATCTGGAAATGCAAATAGTTTCTCTGCTGACGTTGTAGTAGATAGTCAGCAATATTCAGAAATTAAAGCAATAACAAATTACACATTTATTGGTAGTCAAGGTTCTACATTTCTTGAGTCAACAAGTTTTAGTGCTGATGCATCAAATGCTGTGCAACAAGGTGATCTTATACAATTATCAGATGATAGTAATAATATTGTTAGAGCACTTGTACAGTATGCTACAAAACAAGAAGGATCATATAAGTCTAGAATTTACTTAGATACAGCTCTACCAGGTACAGTTACTAATGCTAGTATTGTAAGATTACGTCCTAAAGTGGACAATTCTACAAGTGGCACATTGTTATTCCCTACTGGTAGTAAGCAAGTATCACAAATTTCTGCTGGTGGAGATGATACTAAGATTAAGTATTTCTTCCGTAAAGATTTTGTAACTACTGCATCTGCTGGTGGTGGTATTATTACGTTTGCTGCACAGTTACCATTTGGTACACAAAGGTTTGCTTCGTACAGTGAAGAAAATGTTATGGTCACTGTTATCGATCCAGGTGATGCACCTGATATTGTTGAAGGTGATATTATATACTTAACAGAAGACAACGTAGAGATTTCTTCTTCTACTGATACTGCTAGTGGGTTAACATCTGGTAGTATTAGTTTACAGCTACCATCAACATATTTTGGTACTATTCCTAATAATGGAACATATCCAAAACTTAAATTGACTGCAACTCTAGAAGTTGAAAATGCAAAACCAAGACTTAAGACTGTAATAGAAAATAAGAGAATTACAGTTTCATCTGCTGGTGACCGTGTTGTACCTCTAAGAGGAACAGATTATGATAGCGAGGCAGTAGAAATACTATCATACTCTGATGCATTTAAACTCAGATATGTTTACGAAGGAACTTCTTCTCAAGCACCTCAAATTGATACTGCTGGTAATTTAATTTCTGGTACTGATGTAACATCGAGATATACATTTGATGATGGTCAAAGAGATACTATCTACGATGTTTCTCGTATTGTTCTAAAGCCAGGATTTGAAGAAACAACTGGTCAACTTGTAATTGCTTTTGATTACTTTGAGCATTCACAAGGTGATTTCTGTACAATTGATAGCTACTTACATGAAGCAGGTGTTCCTGAGAATGAAATTCCTACATTTAATTCTTCTGTTCTTGGTATTACAGAACTTAAGGATGTAATTGACTTTAGACCAAAGGTAGATACTACTGCTATTATACCAGGTTTCCTTGATACATCTATATTAGAAAGAACTCAAGGATCGTTTGCTAGTTCTGGTGCTATTATTGCAAGTAGTCCTGCTCCTGATAGAAACTTAGAGTTTACTTTTTCCTTTAGTCAAAAACAATATCTTGATCGTATCGATGGTGTATTCTTAGATCAAAAAGGAAACTTTGTTGTTAAAGAAGGTAATTCATCACTCAACCCATCTAAACCAGATCCAATAGAAGATGCTGTTGCACTTTTCTATGCATATATTCCAGCATTTACAAAGACAAGTAAAGATGTACGTATAACACCAGTTGATAATCGTCGTTATACGATGAAGGATATTGGTAAGTTAGAAAAACGTATTGAACGTCTTGAATATTATACAACTCTTAGCATCCTAGAACAGCAAGCTCTTAACATGCAGGTTAAGGATGATATTGGTTTAGACAGATTTAAGTGTGGATTCTTTGTTGATAATTTTGAAGCACATAGAATTGGTAGTCTTAAGTCTCTTGATTATCGTTGTGGTATTGATTCTCAACAATCTGTATTACGTCCACAGTCTAAAGAGGATTCTGTAGGTTTAGTAGAAGTTAATACAAGAGAAGATCAAAGAGCAGTTTCTGGTTATAAGAAAACTGGTAATATGGTAACGTTACCATATACACCTCTTTCTTTATTAGGAAATAGTTTTGCTTCTGGAAAATTAAATCCAAATCCATTTGTTGTTCTTCAATATGTTGGTGATAGTGATATTTCTCCTTCTATTGATCAATGGTATGATCAAAATGAAGAACCTGTAGTTGTTGACACAAATACAGATCTTTTCAATATTTTCTTAGCTAAAGATAATGTAAAAGAAAGTTTCTCAAGTCTTTATAACTCTTTTGTAGTTAATTGGGTTGGAACATCTTCTTCCTTTACTTCAATTAATTCTTTAGGTGAAGTTAATTCTCAAGTTGCATCAACTTCTGTAACAGCAGCATCTGTTGGTAGTTCTTCTAATATCAGTCCTCAAAATAATGAGGTTGGTAAAGGTGTACAGACTAAAACTGTTGGGGATAATATTGTTTCTACATCATTAGCTTTCTATGCTAGAACTCTTCCTATCAAATTTAAAATTGGTAGAATGAAACCCAATACTAAGATCTATGTTTTCTTAGAGGGTAGAGATATTTCTCGTTGGGTTAATCCTGATTTAAGATATACTGGTATTGCTGGTAATTCATTATCTGCATTTAATGGAGAAATTACTACAGATGAATATGGTAATGCATCTGGTTTAATTATTGTTCCTGCTGGTAAACCACCAACAGAAAATACTACATGGACTGGAGATGTTGATACTGTATCATATGATGCAGATGGACAGGAATTAAACTTTACTACTGGTGAATTAACATTTAGATTTACTTCTAGTGCAACTAATGAATCAAAATTAGGTGTAGATTCTTATACAGAAGTTAAGTATTATGCTACTGGTATTTTACCAGAGAATCCTTCAAGTATTGTATCTACAAAACCATCTACATTCAAATCTAATGAGGGTGTACAGTTTATTTCAAGTAATACTGATAATCCTATTAGACCAAATCCATTAGCTCAAACATTTAAAATTGAAAATTTAGATGGTGGATGTTTTGTAACTGGTGTTGATCTATACTTTAATAAAAAGAGTACAAATATACCAGTCAAGACATACATTACTAATGTAGATGCAGAAAAACCTGCTAAGAATATTGTTCCTGGATCTGAGAAGACTTTATCTCCAAATACTTTCCTTAAGTGTGCTGCTAGTGGAAACATGGCAGTATATAAAGGAGAAAGTGTAACTGGTGCATCTTCTGCTGCATCTGGTCCTATACTTAAAATATTTGATAAGAACAATGTAGAACTAGTAGCTACTGCTTCTGGTAAGTATAGTCTTACTAATGAGCAAGTTTATACTGTAGTTCTAAGTAATCATAATGGTAAAACATTCTTACCAAACGAAGATCTAATTATTCCATCTGTAACTCTTGCTAATGCAACTGATGGTACAGACTTTATTCTTTCTATTGTAAAAGATAGTGGTAAATTATCTGATATTAGAATCACTAATCCTGGTCAAAATTATGATAGTGCAATTCTAACTATTGAAAGTCCACAACTTCCTGGAGGTTCTACTGCTACTGCAAGAATTGAAGTTTCTGGTGGTAAGATTTATAATACTGAAATTTCATTATCTGGTTTTGGATACACTGAAGCACCTTCAGTTGTTGTAAAGGGTGTTGGTAATGGTGCTAGTGGATGTGAAATTCAGACATTTATTGAAATTGATACTCCTGCAGTAAGAATGGGTGTAGCAATTGATCAAGTTGGTGTTACAGAATCTACTACTCCTACACATTTTGCATTTGATTACCCTGTATATTTACAGAATGATACAGAGTATGCACTTGTAATTGAAACTGATTCTATTGATTATGAGCTATGGTCTTCTAAGTTAGGGGAAACCGACATTGCTACAAGTACGGTTATTACAACCCAACCATCTTTAGGTTCGGTATACCGTTCCCAGAATACCGAAAGTTGGACTGAAGATAATTTTGAAGATCTTAAGTTCACAATGTATCGTGCAGAGTTTAATACTGCAAGATCAGCAGAACTTTTAATTAAAAATGAAAGTCTTGGTTATGAACTATTGGATGCAAACCCATTTGAAACAAATGCAAATGCAAATACTAACTCTACTTCTAAGCTATTCAAGAATAATAACTCTGTTATTAAAGTAAATCATAGAGATCATGGATTTGAAACTGTTGGAAATTCTTATGTGTTCTATAGAACTGCATTAGAAACAGGTGGTATTACATCATCAATTTTAAATAGCACATTATTCCAAGTAAGTAATTCTGGTATTGATTCATATAATATTGTTTCTAGCTCTCAAGCTGCTGGCAATTCTATTGGTGGTGGAAGTTCTGTATATGCGTCTACAAATAGAAAGTATGAAACTCTATATCCACAAGTTTCATATCTTTCATTTACTGGTACTACTTTAACAACAGAAGTTAAAACAACTAATGTTGTTCCAGTAGATTCTACTACAACCAACTTCACTTCATATTCACAACCTGATTATGAAAAGACCTTCTTGAATGAACCACATTACTTTACAAATCAGAAGATGATTGCTTCTGATATTAATGAAACTTTAAACGGTTTATCTCAGTCACTTACATATAAGATTGATTTGTCGTCTACTGTGTCTCATTTGAGTCCAATTATTGATCTTTCTAGTGCTACTGTAAAAACAGTATCAAATAGAATTGAAAATGCTAGTGGTCAAGAAGATAGATTTGGAAGAAGAGATCAAATTATTGAGTTCTATCCAGTTTATCAATTTAATCTTGCTGGTAACGGTGCTACAGAAATCAAAGATAATCAAACAATCAATGGTAATACTACTAAAACAGTAGGAACTATTGCTAGAGTTAGTGGTCAAGTTGTATTTGTTAGAGTTAAGACGAGTCAATTCTTCCAGAAAGGAGAAACTGTAACACTAGGAGATCAATTAGGTCTTACAAGTGTTACTGTAGATTCAAATCCATCTCTAGTTCCAACAACTATTGCAGATGCTGCAACGGTTGTAGCACGTAACCCATCTGTTATCTTAGAGACATACGATAATATTATTACTGGTAAAGCTACTATTTGGAATAGTGAAACGCAAAAGTTAACTTTAAGAGTTGATTCCAATCCTATTAATGATAACTACACTGATAGAATCATTGATAGTGCTTTGTATAACAGAAATCCTGTTGTGGGAGATCAACTTCCTGATGTTTTCCGTGTAGGTGACTTTGCTAAGTACCCTAATCAACCAGATGAAGAAGCTAGTTATTTGGAAGTTGGTAAAGTAACTTATACACATGGTATTGACTTT